GTCAAGACGGCTATGCCACCCTAGTGAACCAGAGTGCCTAGAGACAAGAGGGAGCCTGCTTCCTAATGCAGTCTCCACCAAGTCTTTAAGCCAGGTGCTAGCAGAGTAAAGACCTTCCATCCACATGTGGTTGGATAGGCTTACAAGGCCGGCAATAACACTAGGACTTTCGGCGATTTGTTGATCTGGCCGATGTCGGAGATATAAAGGAGTTATATCAACCCCTTTAAATGCTTCGACACCGCAGCTCTCCTTAAAGTTTCCTGAAAGGAAGCTCTTCTTAATGTTGACCTGAAGGCCAACATCTTGAAGCCAGTTCACAACCTGCTGTGCGTGTTCCGTGTGAACGATGATATCATCGCCGTACACACGTACACAACGACTAGCGCGCCTAACGTTCCAGTAACTAGGGGAGAACCCCTGGTAATCCAAGATGGCTGCAATGCAGACTACCGCAAAGCAAACACTTTGGACTGGAAACGTTAAAGCGTTACCCATTCCGGCAAACTTACCTAGGGTTAAGGAAGGCTTGGATGCCTCCTCAACAACAGGTGAACGACAATCCATCATTCTCTGATAAAAATCAGGGAACTGTCTGAAGACCAATCCTACGAGCTTTTGGCTCATAAGATCAGACGCAGACTTTAAGTCGATGGTTGCCCAGTTGTCGTAACGGGAGCCCTCAAGAGCCAATTTTTGGTTGAACTCTTGATGGGTTAGTGCGATACTATTACTTAGGACACGGCACGAGTCTATAGCAGACTTTAACCGTGAACTTAGCCCTTGCTGGAGAAATTGATTCAGCATAGGCTCAATAGTAATAGTCCGCCTTGAAGTAGAATTTTTCAAGACGGAAATAAGTTTCGCACTATCTAGTCGCGGCCGACGTTCAAAGAAATCCGCTTCCTGAAAAAGGACCAGATTCTCTTCATTTCCTGGTATTCTTCCAGCGAGACTATCGTCTCGCCGTAGACACCAGTTGCTTTGTCCTCCAGATCTTGGAGAAACATCCGCAACGAGGAACTCAGAGTATCCTGCCCAATCGGGGAGTTGTGAGTCGTTTCTAATGACTCGCTCCAGCTCTGACCATTTCTGGTTGGATCTGAAGCCTTCTTTGACCGCCCCTGGACCGTGTTTGTACGTTGCATAATTTGCTTCCTTTTGTTTGAGGGAGTAGAGTACGTAACGACAAACACGATCAATGTGATGATCATGCCTGTCGGGTATAACAACCTGACTTGCACGCTCGTCACACTGATAAAACTCATCTACCGCCTTTTGATGAAGAAGTTCTTCATTTTCTGGTGATAGACGAGTTTTCTTAAAGAGTAGAAGCACGCCGTGAAGCGCCTTCAGGATACCGAAGTTGGTATCGTCTTTAAGGAGTCCAGTTCTCGAATCGAAAATCTCACAGAACATACCCGAAAACAAGCACGGGATTGTTCCCCCACGGATCTTCTTAAATCCAATGGGGCAGGTGAACCTACCGGAAGATATGCCTCTCACGAGAGCAGTATCCAAGGCAGGCAAAGCTACGGTAAGGAAACCGTAGCCTTCATTTTCGAAACGATTCTCGATCGTGATGATATCTCGATCGAGGCCTTTCACACCAGGTTCAAGTCTTTTGACGTCAGTCAAAAGACTTGGGAGGAGCGCTATCGGACTTTTCATCATGCACCTCCTATGGGGGTTATATGATTCCGAGTCCGCTAACGACCGCTGGCCGCTAAGGGCCGATACTGCCAGGAATCTTAGTAGATTCCTGTGTCACTTGTACATTTCCTGTTCCTGTTAGCGTACATGCTGTCATAGACAGTAAATACGCCAGGAAAGAAGTACGAATGACATTAGTAACAACGCGCTGAACAGAGTAAGCCAAATTGGATTCTCCATTTGTTGGATAAGCCAGTTCAACTTAGCTCTGAAACGCGATGAGCTTTGCAGTTGTGACTTGCGAATCGTCACGATAATCCGTAAGGGCTTTACAAAGTGCCACAATCGCGGCATCCGTAAATCCCGTGAGGGGTCGGACGATTGTAAGCGAACAAGATGCAGTGTATTTCTTGTTCACTCCCGTAACAGGGTCGGGTGCGACAACAGTCTGCAACATTTGCAGATAATGTTTATCGCCACCACCCTTCAAAGCAGCGTGATTCGTAATAACGGAATAACCGTTAGTAGCATCACGTCGTTCTGATCCATATCCGTCTTGCTTCACTAACGCGAAGCTAAGAGCAGGAGTTGGTGCTGCGGCTGCAACGTCTACTGGGTCGGCTAGCATTGGACGTCTCCTAGTGAAATGAATTTTAGGATTTCGGCCGAAAAACCGATTTCCCGGAATGGCTCGAACTTTGGGCAAGAATAGACCCAAGGATCGAGTGCTGGTATGCCGTTAAACTAGACGGCACGCTAGTACGTTTCACATCATAGATCGAAGCAACATCCTGACGAGTATGACACTCGTACTCGAGGATAGACGCATGACGATTCTGGATAACTCCAGTCTTGTACTGCGTCTGAATTCCATCGATACGGATTTCTTCGATTTTAGAACACTCTGAGTAATAATCACTGATGACTTTTCCTTTGGTAACAACGGAAAAGAAACCCCAATTGATTAGTGACGGGTCGTGGTTAATTTCCTCCATAAGTTCGAGGTAATTACCACAACCAGTAAACCAATCATAAAGCCACGTCCACGGCACCAAGTTATAGATGTCGATGAAACGTGGAGTGATACCCGCTCTCTCATACCAAGTGTAGGTATAATGGAGCGAGGGCACGTTGATCGGAGGAAAATCAAAGGTCGCATTAACAACTAAGCGAATCTCTGATTCTCTGACGATCCTGGATGAATTCTTGACATTGAATTCAGTGCCAGATACCGTGTCATACTCAAAGCCGGAGACTCCATCCGTTCCTGAGGTTATTTCCCTTTTGGAACGAAAGGTCGTGGCCTTCTGAGAACGGCGCATCAAGAAGTTAATCTTGTTGCTAATCTTCTCAGGTAAGGCCATCAACTCCACAAGATCCTTATATGTTTGACGCCAACCAAAGTGGTAAGAAAGCCACTCGGAAGGTATATCCTTCGAAGACTGCTTGAGATCGAATATAAGATCCCTAGTCGAATTCGAACGACCAAAAGTGTCAAACACCTTACGGAGATTCTCCATAGTGTTCTTCAGCTGAAGAATGCTACGAG